TCTTCTTTTTGTCCTATTGGACTTATCCAACAATCCTCCGTATAAACTTTTGTAAAGTAAGCCAAATTTACATTATCTCCTCCACTACTACAACATAAATGCTTTTCTAAACTTGACCAATCATCGGTAGTTCCCGTAGCGGTATGTAAAGTTGTCCAACTAATACTACCTATTGAAGTTGATTCTGCATTTAGTGAATATTGTAATGTTATCACATTTCCAACCTTAACCATTTGTAACCAAACTCCTTGGTGAACACCAATAGCTGAACTTGCTAAATTAGTTGTAACATCATTAGTATCCACTCTTTTATCAACTCTTATAGTATTATCGCCACCCATTAAAATACCGATATATGCCATATTAGCATTAGCTTGGGTTCTAAACATTATACCCGCCTCCGCATTAGTAGTATCATTGGTAAATGTTTTTAAATGACATCTTAAAGTGAAATCGGTTAATGTTTCACTCCACCCATAGATATAACCGTTATCCGATTGTTCTTTGAAAAACCCACTACCATATATCTCAATGGCTGATCGTGTCTTGTATTTAAAATAACCTATTGTCCTTGGCATATCTATTAAGCGTTAAAGTCATCCATAAAGAAGGCAACGAATCTGTCAAAGATTGTACCACTATCACCAGCCTCACCTAAATCTGTTCCTACCCCGTTACGAAGTTTTTTTTTTGATTCGGTAAAATCCGCAGTTAATAATGCCCCCGAAGTATCATACCTCGATACGGTCATCTTACCCGTTATCTCATTGGAACTAAGTTCCATTAATATAATCTCTGCGGTGCAATCCCTTTCATTCATCTTAATTGACAATGGCCAAAACTTTTTAGAGTTTAAAGCACCTTGCATTGGGAACTCATAAATAGCACCATATTGCAATCCTTTACCAATCAATGTACCAGTGAATATATTTCTATAATCAGAATATTGATTCAATACATTCCTCGCATACAATTCATTTAAGGCATACCTATCTTCTTCATCTCTTTCTTGCCATCCACCCGTTTCGGTTGTACCCGATGTAACGGGCCATGCGGTTGATACATAATCAGTACCACTTAATACTTTGAAGTTAGATGAATCAGAAATTAAAGTAGGAGTTGCATTATAAAAACCATCACCATTATAAACCACTTTCTTTTCGGGTATAATTGAAGCATCTTTAATGTTTTCTATTCTTACTGTTTCTTTATCGGGAGATTTAGGTGTCTTATTACCATAAATCAATAGATTACTATACCAAGATTCATAACCAGTAAATCCAGTTCTTCCTTGTGGGTACAATGTAATTCCAACACTATAAAATTCTCCTTCTTGTGGATCAACATAAAAGTCGGGTCTTTCAATAGTATAACTTAAATTATACAATTCTTGGCTAGGGTAATTAACGGGTCTTGAGAATACATACTCCGTATTTTGCCAAGCATTATCTTCGAAATTCCAATATTTAGTTTGTGCTCCTACTATTGGCAATACTGCAATTGCTCTTAAAGAAAAACGTGGATTACCCGTTGGGCAATCTAACGTAAATGTAAATGATTCAGGATCATGAATCTCAACAGACCTCATATAATAACCAAACGTTATTACAGGTGCTGTAATTGCCATATAATACTTATCCGAAGGTGTATCATAAACTAAGAATGACCTTGCACTATTATCTGGAGGTGTAGCTAATTTAATTGCTGAATAGAATAATGTTTGATTATTATTTTGCTCAACAAATGTTAAACCAGCAGTATTAATATATTTATAATGATTTGCTCCAGTTGTAAATGGATATTCATTAATAATACCAACCCACATTGAGAAATCGCCATTAATTAATTTATTAGTTCCATATTGATATTGAATCTCAACTTCTTTATAATACCTTCTAATCTTTCTTTTAGGCTCTGCAACAATTAAGAAGTTTGTTCCATGAACTAAAGTAGGAATAGTTGCTTTACTTGAAGTATTTAAAACTCCATCAATAGAAAACTTACTTGCTCCATTTACACCAAAGGTTAAATCTTTTGGCTTAACAACAAACCATGAACCATAATTTTGATATATAAACACATTTAAGACATTACACATATCAACAAGTAATGTCAAATTATCTTTTAATTCAAAATTGTTATCCTTTAATGAATTTGTAAATATATAAGTTTGTTCTAAAGGAGTTGAATAAGCCGTTTTACTATGTGATGTGTACCACAATTTAAGTAAAGCATTTAACCCATACTCATATCCAATATCATTTAATAAACCTTGTATTAATTGCAATATTGTTAATATGCCTGGAGGTCTTTTGCCACCGATTTGCAACTTCTTGTCTTTTAATGTACCTAAACCATCAATAGTTTTAAATTCAATAGCGGGATATTTTAAGAATATATCTTCTTCGCATAATTCCGCACTAACAAATCCTCTCCAAAATAAAACGGTATCTCTATAATATTCAATTATAAAATCCTTTTCATTTTCACTTATAATTGAATCCATATTAATTACACCACCAAGAACCTTAAAGGTTAATGATGACCCCTTTAATGGATAAAATATATCATCATCGGCGGTAGGATAATCAATCTCAATTGGAGTTGTTTGTCCATTGGGTATTGTGGTAATTGAACCAGTATAATCTTTCTTTAAGATTAATACCTTGCATTTGGTTGTTAATAATGTGCCAAATGGATTACAAGTTCCATCAAATTCAAATTGGTATATAGTTCCGTATCCTGTCATTATCTTCCTGTAACTCTAAGTGTTGTTTCTAATGATTTATTAATTGCATAACCCGTTTGAGTAGCCGTAATTGAACCCGTAAGGTCTATTGATAATTTCATTGATTGAGTTGAATATGATGAGCCACCATACGCATAGGTTGATCCACTTGCTTTAGATGAAACCGAAGGACTTGTACCCATTCCGCTTGGAGCAACTACACTTGATTTCTTAGCATCTTGACTTGCAAATGATTTAATGGCAGTTCCCGCAGCAATTGCAGCAAGTCCAATGGCTATTGCTGGACCACCCGATATTCCTCCAGCAATCAATGCTGCCTCAATACCATCTTTAAATAAACCCAATTTAATTGCTGCACTACCAACTTGTATTAATAAATCTCCAATAGAGTTTAAGAATACATTCTTTAGTTGAGTAAAAGCCTCCGATACACTTATCCCACCCGAAAATGCTGCACCTGCCACCTCGGCAAATCCAACAGATAAATTCATTCCAAAATCTTTTAAAGCTGCATAAGTAGAAGTTGCAAATTCGGCTAATGAGTTTGCTTTATCCCCTGCTACTAAACTTTGCCATGTTTTATTATATGTACCTACTTGCTTTGCAAAATCATCATTCATAAGCTGAGTTAATCCCCCACTCATTATATCCCTTCTTGCCCTTTCTCTTGCATCTAATCCACCAACCTTTGAACCTCTTAAAATAGCTTGTCTTTCACTTTCGTACTTTAAAGTTATATTAGTATAGTCTTCACTATATAAATCATAATCTTTAAGTTCTTCATCGTACTTTTTCTTTAAATCTTTTAATTTTTTAGTTTCGGCAGTATCCCAAAAAAACACTATTTCGTTAGCTGCTAATTTATTTTTATCTCGTAATTCTTTTAATTTTTCATTTAAATTCCTCAAGTATTCAATATCCTCTGATTTCTCCTTTTTAGGCTTTAATTCTTTACCTAACCCAGTGGGAGTATTATTAAAAGGCTCTATTGGATTATTTTTTTCATTAATCTTTTGAAGATTATTTATTTGATCCCTTAAAGATTTTATTTGATCATCAGTTTTCTTTAAAGCGACTGGATCAAAGAATTGTTTTGTTCTTAAATTTTGTAGTTTTTCAATTTGTGTGTATAAACCACGAATATCTTCTGTTATAGAAACAAGTTTAAAAGAATTAAAAGATTTTTGTGTGTCTTCAACTTCTTTTCTAAATTCTTTAACTGAATTAATATCTTTTTCTAATGCTACACCAACATTAATTAAGCTATTAACTATAATTCCAAGACCAATTAAAATACCACCACTCACAACATTTAGTCCCACAAATGCAGCAGTTAATGCCCCAACAACAGTTGCAATGCTTGTAATTGCACCAATCATTGAGCCAAATACAACTAATACAGGACCCGCTACCGCAAGGAATAAACCTAATTTTAATATAAAAGATTGTGTTTCGGGTGATAAAGCTAAAAAAGCATCTTTAACTCTATTAACTAAATTAGTTAATGAATTGAAAAAATCTTTAAGCCCTCCATTATTAGCTAAGGATGTACCTATTTCCGCTAAAGCAAAAGTTACACTTTCTTGAAGTTTATTAAATTGCCCTTGTAAAGTTTGTGATTGTCTATCAGCATTACCAAAGAATCTACCACCTTCGGTTGTCGCATAAGTAAAAGCATTAGCAACTTCTTGAACAGAAATCTTACCATCGTGCATCCTTTTAGTTAAAGAGGCCATAGACTCTCCAGTCTTTTCAGATATTGCTTGTAATGGATTAAATCCTGCATTAATCATTTGTCGGGTTTCTTGGCCCATTAAACGACCCGCAGCATTAACTTGACCAAATGCCAATGATAATCTACTAAATTTATCTGCATTACCTCCCGATATATCTCCTAACATCTTAGTGATAGGAATAACTTGGGATGCAGTTAATCCATAACCAAGAAGTGTTTGAGCACCCTTAGTAATGTCTTGGAATTGCATTGGTGACTTTAATGCTTGATCTTTTAATTCACCAAGCATATTTTTAGCTACCTCGGCTGATCCAGTAAATACTTCAAAAGAAACTGAAATCTGCTCCATTTGAGCAGCCGAATTAAATAAAGCAACACCTAATAAAGAAAGAGGAGCAGTGACACCAACAGATAAAGTAGTGCCAAGAGATTTTAATGAAGAACCTACTTTGGCCAAGGATGCCCCCATGGAATTTGCCATTTGGTTTCCTACGGATGCAGATACTAAACCAGCCTCCTGCATTGCCTTTTGTAATTCTTGTAATTTTTCTTTAATGTCGGCAATGTCAGCCGAAAAAATTACCTTATGTTCATTAACATTCTCTGCCATTACTTTAATGAATTAACCCATTGTAAAACTTGTTCATCCGAAAGATACTCTTTTTCTTTTGTTTTTTCTATACGTTTCCCTATCTTGTCTGTCCATATTGGAATCAACTCTTGTGGTTTAGGTACTTTATCTCCACCCATTGAAGCTAAAGAGGCCCACATTAGGTTCCTTGTAATATCCCATTCCTCGGCCTTTCTAAACTCAAAACCATGTTCATAGTCAAGAAATTCCCCTAAAGTCATCCTTTTCCATTCCCATGGTTTTAAACCAGTTCTATAAATTCGTGTGAGGATACTCCCCCACCTAATTATTTCTTTTTTTTTATACTTGTTTCTTGTGATGGCTGATCTAAATCACTTGGCATTAAGTCTTTAGTAATCCATTCAACAACATTAGAAACTTTAGCTTGCATTAACCACTTTGTAGCAATCATTCTAGATGATTTAAGCTTACTTAATAATTTTTCTGCTAATTCATCCTCGCCACTACAAAATAGGTGGTATATATGGCCACTAAGTAGCATATCACGAGTTAAATTAATTAATTTGCTTGGATCGTTTTCGAACTCTTGCATATTAACTAAATCATTAAAATCTCCTCCTAATTCTTTTACATAAACATCGTTTATGCAACCTAGCGAGAAATCGAATGTAAGTTTTTTGTTTTCAAATGTTATTGTACGCATTGTTTGTTTTGTTTTTGTGTTAAAAGCAAATAGGGTAGAGAAATTCCCTACCCCAAATGTAATCAAAAATATTGAATCTCAATAGATTATGCAGCAACTGTTGGAGTTAATGGGCCAGTACCCTTTAATTTAAAATCAACAGTAGCTATTGTTTGATCTCCAGACTTAACTGGCATAGACTCAACATAAGCACTTCCAGTTAAAACTGTTGCTCCAGTAGCAGTTGTTTTGAAAGCAACCGTTAAAGAAGTTCCCGAAATCCATGCAGCTTGTAATTCATCATAAGTGAAAACTAATGCATCTTCGGCATAATCAACTTGAATAGTTGCCGATAAACCCCATGACTTACGGCCCGGTATTGCCGTTGCCCAATCTCCACTATCTTTTGAAGATGTTTCGATCATACTTGCGGTTAATTCAATATCACAAGTAGTTTCATTTACTACTTTTTTTGTACCTATAAAAACCCGTAGGTCTGTTCCTTTAACTAATGCCATATTATTTTTAATTTAATTGATTTAATAATTGAGAGAACAAAATTGTTTGTTCTACTTGCCAACCCGTAGGCAATTGTAATATTAATGAATTTGTTTGATATTCACAATTTATGACTTGCCACGAAGTTAAATATTGGCTAAACCCATAAGTATTATTAGAAGTTATAATTCTTGCTATAATTAAATTAGCAATATCATTAACTTCTTTCTTTCCTCCTTCATCGGAAGTATATCTTTGATAAACACAAATTTCTATTGTAGCATCCCTTTGGAAGCTATCTTTACTTCTAAAGCCTCTTGATAATTGGCTACTTAAAACAATACATGGATAAACTGCTCCACTTGGAACAATTTCATCATATACACCTACTGCTTGATTATTGTAAGTTATACCACTTAATGCTTGAAAATAAGCTTTCCGTAAATCATAAGCACAATCCCTATTTATCATTTTAGTATATTTTTCATTATTGTTTTAGCCTTTCTATCAAATGCCCTTCTTGCAAGAATAAATGCACTTATTAAGTATTTCTTTTGCCTTGTTTTATTAGATGGGAAATTGGTTGTTTTAAATTTATTAGCATAATCACTAAACTCGCCATATTCTCCACTTAAATTTAATCCGGGACCTGTACCAAATTCTTTATAAGCAGCGTGTTTTGCCGTAAAGCCAATCTCGTGTTCACGCATAGTAGATGTTTCCCTTTTGTCAACATATTGACTTCTCATTAAATCACCCTCATAATAAGGAACATCTCTAAGTGATCTCATTTCAATCATCTTAGCCTCATCATCAAGAGTTTTCATAATATCATCCATTCGTTTATTAGATGCCCTTTCGAGTTTATTATAGAAAACTTTTGCTCCAGTAAATTTAACTTTAATCACTTCTTCTTGCTGCTTTAAATGTTAACTCTTTTTTGGTAAAATCCGGATCAATAATATTAGAGATAGCATATTCAACACCCCTAACTTCTAAGATGTCAGTTGTTCTTGGAATAAATTCGGCTCGGTATCTCATCTTTCCTTCAAAGGATTGATTTGTGCCAAAGTTGGCAC